GGAAAGCCAAAATTTCAGAGAATTTAACGCCAAACTGCGCGGGACTCAATTTCGAGTGATTGTTGATTTTACCACAAATACGATTCCTACGCCGGAAGATTGGAAGGTGTTGGAAGATTTGAACCAGGAATTAAAAAGCATAAGTTGCGAATCAGAGCCCCCCACCACGGGCGGGGGTTCTCCAAATGGGTAAGCCGTGCTATCGGTGTCAAACCATTCCTAAGTCCTGGCAGGGTAATGAGCGTGAATGCGCTTTCAAGGACGGGGTATTTTCTCCCGATAACTGGAATTGTGCGACGGTCGCCGGATTGCGGGACATGGCGCAGATCGTAGTGAACAACAGCGATCAAAACGCCGCCATGGTTGCTTTGACGGGCGGGGTTTACATGGTGATTTCGTGGTACAAAAATCGGGGCGGAACCGAAGGGATTTGGCTTTTCCGTGAGGGGATGATCCACCCGATTCACATTGAGGAAGCCGAAATGCTTTTGAACAATTCATCGTCGGAAATCGAATTCGTTGGGCTCCCGAACGTGGGGAACATTGGCGGGGGGGCATGATGGACATTTGCGGGCGCGCAGTTGTCGAGGCGTCGGCGTTTGCCGGCGTGACGGGCCTAATCGTCGGCGTGTTGGTCGGGTTCGGCGCCTGCCTTGTTTCGCAGCTTTGCGGGTGGCTCACTATCACGAAGGAAAGGCGGCAGGATGTCGGACGAAGCGAATCCGGATAACCTCGCGGCCGAGGGCGCGATCAAGGGGTTGATCGACGAATCGGAGCGGATCCTGAAAAAAGGGAATTTTCAAAGCGTGCTCATCGTTGCGACGCGGTTCGATGGCGACAAGCATTCGCGGTGCCTGTCGGCGAAGGCGGGGAATTATTACGCCAGCGTCGGGGCGGTGCGGCTGTGGGTCAAGTCGGAGGAATCGGCCGAGGTGTTCGAAACGTGGCGCAGATTTTACGGGGATCGAGGAATTCCCCCGGAAATCCATACATGACCTATTGACTTTATAGGGAATCGGCATATATTTGTGGCAAGCTGAAAGGCCAAGCGGGGCGCGAATCCCGCCGGGCGGGGGGTAAACCAAAGACCCCCCGCTTTCGTTTTACCCGGAAAAATGTTTCACGTCGAACAATATTGCACACGCTTTCCCAATAGTGCAGTATATTTCCCTCATGCGCGGGTTGACCGAACCACAGGAAGCCGTTCTGGATTTCATCGCCTTGCACCAGGGGAAGGGCCACACGCCAACAGTCCGGGAAATCCAGGTGTCACAGGGCTACGCCTCCCACCATGCCGCCTATGCGGTCCTGAAAGCCCTTGAGCGAAAAGGGTTCATCAGCCGGCCGAAGGACAGGCAACGCTCCCAACAGCGCGGAATCATCCTCAACGACCGGAAGAAGGTCATGCAGGCGCAATTCGTCCAGGCAGAGGGGGCAACCGCATGACCACGGATCCAGGACAAGGCGCGCCGGCAGAAGCGCCGGCCATGGAGACGCCGACGGGAGAAGGGTACGCCCCGGCCGACGCCATCAATCCTGCCGGGGAGCGTGAATACTTCATCCGGACCCTGGAACGCGCCATCAAAACCATCTACTACTGCACAGCGCACGACCGCTCGAAGGCGCCGGCAATCAATCAGGCCATGAATGGAAAAATGCCGCGGATGGGAACCCGCTTCCTAACGCCGAAGGAAGCCGGCCTGCGGTTCATCAAAGAATTCAAAAAAGGACGATGAGAGAACCACCAACAACAACAGGAGAACAACATGAAAATCGAAGAGGGCAAATTCTACAAGGACAGGGAAGGGGAGGTGCAAGGGCCTGCAGTGCGCAGAGAGGGGAAGGTTTTATACACGTTCAAAGTCGGCGACACAAGTTACTCCGATAAAGGAGAATTCATCACTGGCGCAACGAGCGATCAAGATTTGATCGAAGAGGTGCCCGATCCAAGCCTGCCCAAACCGGTGCCCGTCGAAATCCCGCCTGCGGCAGAACCCGTCGAAACGGCGCCCGCAACACCCGACGCGCCCGATCTCGGGGAAGTGGAAATCCATCCCTCCCGCCTGTCGGACAGCATGGAAGCCTATCGCGCATCCGAGAAACAGAAGGCGCCTCGAATCCCCGGCGCCGATCTCCGGAAACAGATTTCCTCCCATGTCCTCGAACTCATGCGGAGAGCGCAGGACTTGGACGCCCTGGCGGCTGAAATCGGCCCGCTGTCGGAACCGGCAGAGCGGATGCTGTCGCGGCTGTTTTACAATTCGGAGCGGAAGAACTTCCACTGATTTTTTTGGAGAACCACCATGACAGCGAAGAAGAAGGACAAGGACCGCAAGCGCCCTCCCAGGACAGGGGAAGGGCGCCCTCCCGGATGGAAGCCGGCCGAACACGGCGCGGATCCGGGCGGAAGGCCAAAGATTTACACCGATTTCAAGGTGGAAGAACTCGGCGAAGACCTCGTCGAATGGGCCCAACTCACGACATCCCTTTTCATCGAATCCTGGTGCAAACTCCGGAGAACACACCGACAGCGCATTGCGGAATTCGCGAAATCCAATAGTAAGTTTGCGGACTGTTTGAAGACCGCAAAGGATGCCGTCGCCTCCAACATCGCGGAGAGGACCGCGGCCGACACCATGCCGACCGCGTTCGGGATCTTTGCCATGAAGCAGCACGAATGGACCGATCGCCATGAGCACACCGGGGCCGGCGGCGGGAACCTCTTCCCCCCCGAGAACCCCACGAAGGACGAGAAACGGATCCGGGCCATAGCGGCGAAGCGCGTCCTCGATGCCATCGGCGACGCCTGACATCGCGGTCGATGACCTTCTCGACCTCGAAGCGGAAGCGCGGGATGCGGCGCGCACGTCCATCCTGCCCTTTGTCGTTCACACCTACCCGGATCCATGGGGCTACCGCGTAAGCTGGCACCACCGCCTTCTCGCGAAATACCTGGACCGATTCGTCAGCGGGGAATGCAAGCGGCTCATCCTGGCCCTGCCGCCCAGGAGCGGGAAAAGCGAACTCGTCAGCGTCGGCCTCCCGGCGTACATCTTCGGCCGCGACCCATCCGCGAAAATCATTTCCACAAGCCATACCGACGACCTGGCGAAGCGGTTCTCCCGGCGCCTGCAACGCATCATCCGGAGCCCAAAGTACCAGCAGCTATTCCCGAAGACGAAGCTGCGGGATGACGCCAGCGAGGAAGAGCGCGACGCGGGAACCTGGAAACAGACGGAGAACCAATTCGACCTCGTCGGCTTCGGGGATTCGTACAAGTGTTCCGGCGCCCTGGGCGGCATCGCGGGCTATGGCGGAAACTTCCTCCTGTGCGATGACCTTTACAAATCCCGCAAGGACGCGCAGTCGCCGACCATCCGGCGGCAAATCCTGGAATGGTTCACGGGGGATTTGCAGTATCGCCTCGAAGGTGACGGCGGGATCCTCATCGTCGCTCACCGGCACCATGAAGAAGATTTGAGCGGAACCTTGCTCAAGCTGATGGAAACCGAAGAGGACGCGGAAAAGTGGGAATACGTCAGCCTGCCCGCCCGCATGGACGACGAACCGCACAACGACGAAGACCCGCGCGACGCCAAAAGCGGCGATCCGCTCTGGCCCTGGCTGTGGTCCGGGAAGAAGGACGATCTCTCCCAGGACGAAATGCGGGAGCGGGCCCTGACGCGCCTCAAACGCCTGGAAGTGGCGGACGTGTTCTCGTTTCAGTCCTTGTACCAGCAAAACCCGTCAGCCAGAACCGGAGACTTTTTCAAGGTGGAGCGCATGGAAGTAGTCGGCGCCGCATCGGCCGACGCCACCCTCACGGTCAGGGCATGGGATAAGGCGGCAACGGAAGACGGGGGGAAACGGACGGCCGGCGTGAAGATGTCCCTGCTCTCGAACGGCAAAATCTGCGTGGAGAACGTGACGAAGGGGCAATGGTCGAGCCTGCGCCGCGACGAAACCATCCTTGACTGCGCCCGGGGCGACGGCCGCGGCATCACAATAAAGATGGAGCAGGAGCCGGGATCCGGCGGAAAGGAATCGGCGCAGTCGTCCGTCCGGCAACTCGTCGGGTTCACGGTCAGGCTGGACCGCCCATCCGGAGACAAAGCCACGCGCGCCGAGCCGTTCGCCTCCCAGGTGGAAGCGGGGAACGTGGAACTGATAGAGGGCGACTGGAACCGCGATTACAAAGAGGAATTGCGGCATTTCCCCTTCGGCACATACTCCGACCAGGTTGACGCCTCGTCGATGGCATTCAATTTTCTAGCTATTGCCAAGGACAAACCGAAAGTGGCGGAGGCACCACGATACCGACCCACCAAAAAGAAATGGAACTTGAGGTGACTTATGCCGTATAAATCCGCGAAGCAAAGGTCGTACATGAACGCCGCGGCGTCACGCGGCGACATCCCGCGCAAAGTGGTCAAGGAATTCAACCGGGCGTCCAAGGGCAAACGCCTTCCCATGCGGGCGAAGAAAAAGAAATAGCGGAGGGGTTGCAATGGCCTACATCGAGCCCGACAAGCTGGAAGACAAGCGCGAGGACAGCGAGGCGCGGCCGTCATTCAACGAGAAGGAACTGCTCGAAGAGGCCGTCGCCAATTACGAATCCGACTATTCCGATCAGTCCGAAGAAATCGACAAAGCCAAAGCCGACGTTGAATTCATCGACCTGGACCCCTGGGAGGGGGAAAAGCGCAATCCGAATATCCCATCCCTGAACCTCCCGCAACTCCCGCAATTCGTCAATCGCGTCGTGAATTCATTCCGGTCGAATGTCCAGGAGGCAAAGATCCTGCCCGTGGACAACCACGCCGACATCGAAACGGCCGGGGCCCTCCAAGGCTATTGGCGGCACGTCGAGCAGCGGAGCCGCGCCAAGATGGTCTATTCCCATGCGCTCATGCAGGCCGTCAAGTCCGGCATGGGATGGATGCGCGTGTATTACGACTACATCAACGAAGAATCCTTCGAAATGGATCTCAACATCGAGCGGGTCGTGAACCGCTTCAACGTCCTGCCGGGCCCCGCCATGCGCCAGGACTTCGCCGACATGAGGCGATTCTATGTGACCGAACTCATGGACAAGGAAATGTTCGCCTATGAATTCCCCGACGCGAAGGACACTTTCGAGATCGCGAATTCCGGCTCCACGGCGTATCAGAATTGGTTCTCCGGCGAAAATATCTGCGTCCGCCAATACTGGCGCCTGCACGAAACTAACGACGAACTCTGGCTCCTGTCCAACGGCATGAAGATTTTCGCGTCGGTGGTCCCGGAGAAGGAATTGAACTCCCGGAAGCTGTTCGTCCTGAAACGCCGCAAAGTGAAGCGGCCGGAATGGCAATGGTTCAAGGTCGCGGCCGGCGACGTTATCAAATCCCGCGTATGGCTTGGGCGTTTCCCCTCCTACGTTCCCATCCTCGGAAACGAGAAGGTGCTTCCGAACGGGCGGATGCTTTTCACCGGGATCCCGCGCGAGGCGAAGGACGGGCAAATCCTATACAACTACCTCGCCAGCGTCGAGGGGCAAATCCTGCAACGCCACAGCAAGCGCCGCGTCATCCATGCCGTCGGCCAACTCGAAGGGCTGACGCATATTTGGGCGGACGAGGATTCCGACGACTTGCCGTACAACCCCGTCACGGTGGAAGGCGTCGTCGTCGCTGCGCCCAGGTACGAAGAACTCCCGACCATCCCGACGGGCCTCGTCAACATGAAGGCGTCCGCCCGGAACGACATCATGTCCGCCCTGGGCGTGTACCAGGACAGCCTGGGCGCACAGTCGAACGCGCAGAGCGGCGTCGCCATCCGGAGGCGGCAGTCGGAAGGGCGCGAATCCATTTTCCATTACCTCGACAACGCCGATGTCGGCATCGAGCAGCTATGCCGCGCCGGCATCGACCTTGCCCGGAAGACCATCACCACCGAAACGATGCGCCGCGTCCTGGACGAAGAAGGAAAAGAAACCTTCATCACCTTCAACAAGCGGACCACGGACGCAAGCGGTGAGCGCGTCCTATTCGACCTTTCCGTCGGGGAATTCGACGTGCGGATTTCGAGCGGCCCGTCCTACATCAACCAGCAGCAGGAAACCCTCGAACTGATCCTCGGCATCGGCGAGAAGATCCCCGGCGCCGCAGTCGTGGGCCCGGACATCCTAGTCTCCCTCGCGGCCGGGCACCGCCAGGAATTGAAAGACCTCGCCGCGCGCCTCAAGCTGACCGTCGATCCGAAATACCTCGCGGCCACGGACACGAAGAACGCGGAGCAGGCGATGGGCGTCCTGCAAAACGCCCTGCAAGCGGAAATGTCCAAGTCGAAGACTCTGGCCGAAGCGGTGGATGCGCTCACGACGGAACTCATCAAGGCGAAGGACCAAAACCTCGTCGAAGAGGCGAAAATCGAGAAGGACAAATACATCGCCGACCTCGAAGCAAAGACCAAATTGCAGGTCGAAGAATTGAAACTCGGCTTGACCGGCAAGGCGGAGGTCGAGGCGGAAATCGAAAAGCTGAATCAAGAGCTATTCCAGGTGGACGCATCCCTGGAACAGCGCGGCATCGGCGCAGGTCCGGCCATGGCTCCCGCGGTTCCAGGCACAGAGGGGGCGATCGGCGCCATACCCGACGTGACCGAACCGCCCGCGGCCCCGCCGGACGAGGAATTCGTTGAAGAACCACAGCCGCCAGAGGCCCCGCCGGAAATACCCGGCGAGGAAGAGGCGCCGGAAGAACCACCGCCCGCTCCGGGGGCATAGGAGAACCACACCATGACCGACAAGAACATCCTCGCAGACGCGGGGGCGGCACCCGGCGCGCCACCCGCAAAGACCGATCCGGCGGAAATCTCGATGGAGCCGCGCGGCCCCGGAAAACCCGAAGACGCGGGCGGCGGAGACGACGACGGCAAATCGCCCCGGGCCCGCCGGGAGGAAAACCGAAAGAAAAGCCACAGAGACCAAGGGCTCGAACGCGCCTTCAAGCTGATAGGCGAGAACAACAGCGCCCTGTCGGAAATCAAACAGACCCTCGGCACCCTCGCCAACACACACAAAGCGGCATCGGCCGCATCCGATGTGCGGCCAAAGCGCGAGGACTTCCCCACGGACGATGAACACTTGGACGCTCTGGCCGATTGGCGAAATCGCGACAAAGCCCGCAAGGCCGATACTGCACAAGCGGCGGCGGCGGCGGTCGAGGCGGCAAAAAACGGCGGAGCCCCGCCGAAAGACAACAAGGAACCCGCGGAACGTATAGCGGAATTGACCGGAGTGAGTGTAGATTTGGCCCAGGACTTCATCGAGCAGCAGGCCGAGGCGCGACAACGGCACAAAGATTTTGACGAAGTGGTGAACAACCCCAACGTCAAACTCTCCGCCCCGGTTGCCAGGTTGCTCGTCGAATCCGAATACGGGGCAGAGATCCAGCGCCTTCTCTGCAAAGACCCTGATGAGGCGACCCGGCTGTCGGCCATAACGTCCGTGAGGGCTTTATCGGCAGAATTCGACAAGCTGGAATCCAAGGTCAAAGAAGGTGGCGCGGAAGAAGAACCCGCGCCTGGGAAAGCGCCGACATCCCGTGAGCCGATAGACCGGCCCGGAACGGCGAAGGCCCATTTCCGAGTGCCGGACGACAAGCTGTCCGACGCGGAATACTTTCGGAGACACTTCGCCGAACAACGCCGCAAGCGCGTCGGGGCGCAATAGGGCATCCCGGGGTAGGCGGCAAGAGCACCGAAAGGTCTCATGGCAAATACCCTTCTTTCGCTTTCACCCAAGGGCATAGCGCGTCAAGTGCTGGCCCGCGTCGCCGCCAACTCGTCCGTAGCAGGATGCGTGAACCGGCAGTACGCGAACGAATTCGGGGTCGGCAAGACCCCGCGGATCGGACAAACGATTCGCGTTCAAAAGCCGGTGATCTACCGGACCACGCAGAACAACGATCCGGACGTGACCGGCGGCATCATGGACACCCAGGAAACCTCGGTGGACGTGACCGTCGATCAATTCGTCTCGGTCGTGACCTCGTTCGACGACTTCGAGCACGCGCTGACTTTGTCTCCGGACGAATCGAAGCGTGAATTTTCGGACGCCGCGGCCGACGCCCTGGTGAACGAACTCGACGTGCGTCTCGCGCGGTTCGGCGCGCTCATCTTCCCCAACGCGACAGGCGTCGCGGGCTCCACGCCCGACGATTACGATGCGGTCGCGGCACCGGGGGAAATCCTGACGCGCTTCGGGGCTCCGAAGAACGACCGGCACCTCATCATCGATCCGAAGGCGAACCGCTTCCTGGCGTCGTCTTTCCAGGCCGGGTTCAACCCGACGAACCAACTCGGGGAAATCTACCGGGAAGGTCTCGTCACGCGCACGTCGGGGTTCGACGTGTACGAGGACCGGAACATCGCGACCCATACCGACCAAGCCCTGACGGCGGCGGTGTCGATCAACGGAGCGGGGCAACTCGGATCCGTGATCAACATGACGTTCGGCGCGGCCACGGAAGGATTCAACCGGGGTGCGGTGCTGAACATCGCGGGCGTCTTCTCGGTGGACCGGCTCTCCGGTCAGAACACCGGGGAATTGCAGGATTTCGTCGTGGAGGCAACGGTAAACGCGGTCGCGGGTGCGGCAGCGGTGACGGTGTTCCCGGCGATTGTCGTGACCGGCCCCTATGCCACGGTGAACGCAAGCCCGGCCAACGGCGCGGCGGTCACGTTGCAGACGGCGGGTCCGGCGGTGGCGACGCCCGTCCTGGGTCGTCAAAACCTCGCCCTGCATCGCGACGCGATGGGTCTCGTCACGGTCCAACTGCCCCGGTACAACGGGCAGGACATCTGCGAAGTGGTCAGCTACATGGGGTACTCCATGCGGCTGTGGCGCGACGTGGACGTGAAGACGACCGAAGCAATAATCCGCATGGATATGATGTTCGGCATGGCCGGCTTCTACCGTCGGATGGGTTGCCGCGTCCTCGGGTAAAATCGAAGGCGTCCTAAATCTAGGGGCGGTGGGAAAGGTCTCCCTGGTGGTGGTTCTCCGTGGATTTGACGGAGTACCACCGCCCCTTTTTTTATCTATGATTTTGCGCGGCCAATGACGGCCGAGAAGGAGAACCACACCATGAGCGAATTCAAAAAGCCGGTCATGCTGCACCTCTACAACGAGGGTGAATTCGTCCGATCCAAGGAGGCGAGGACGAAAAAGGAATACGACCAAATGATCAAAAACGGCTACATCGAGGAAACGGCCTCGACGGAATACCCGAAGATGCTTTACAGAAGCCTCGCGGGGAACATGAAGGAGCGCATCGTGCAGAGCAAGGAAGAGGAAGCCGAAGCGAAAAAGGCCGGTTTCGATTCCTTGCATAAGGCGGGAGCGAACCAAGCGGAGACCGCCGGGGCGGGCAAGGGAAGCGACAAGACCGTCAAAAAATAGCGAGGGCAAATGCTGACATCGGCATTCGACATCATCACCGACGCCATGCGCGAATGCGGCGCGCTTGGCGCGGTGGCGCAACCAAAAGGCAACGACGCGCGCGACGGCGTCCGCAAGCTGAACGACATTATCGAGGACGCGACGCTGAATCGCATGATGACGCCCGCGCTCCTGGAACAGTCCCTTTCCTGGCCGGCCTTCGCGCAATCCCGCGCCATCGGGGAGGTGACACCGCTCCCGCCCAATACCTACGGTCTCCCGCGCCCGATGCGAATTGAGGAAGCGTCCTACATCAATCCCGGCAGCACGTCTGAAATTAAGATCAAAGTCATCCAGCAGGACGAGTACACGAAAATCCGGGACAAGCTGACGCAGAGCGCCATCCGGTACTTGTACTATCGCCCCGACTTTCCGCAGGGGACGCTTTTCGTACAACCTATTCCGGTGCAGACTGTCACCTTGAAAATATGGTACGTCCGCGCGCTCCTTCTCTTCGAGAATCCGCAGTCGGAAATCCAGCTTTTGCCGGGCTATCGCCGCTTTCTCAAGTACACGCTGGCGGTGGAAATGGCGCCGCAATGGACGCGGCGAGAAGCCAGCGCGACGATTCAGCGCATGGCGGCGCAGGCGAAGGCGAACATCAAGCGGCAGAACATCCAAGCCCTGCACCTTCCGCAAGATCCGAATTTCCCGTCGCGGCTCACACAGAGGGCGGGCGCGCTCGTCGCCGACGTGCGCCTCGGTGACGACCTTTGAAATACGTCGATTTCCCGTTCGTGGGGGAGGCGTACAAATCCAAAGTCAAACGCCTGGACGCGCAGACGTGCGTTAATCTCTACCTGGAACGCGGGGGCGCATCGAGCAAGTCGCCCGCAATGCTCATCGGGACGCCCGGCACAGTCTTGGAGGTTGACCTGGGCGAAGGCCCCGGCCGCGCGCTTTACCCGACATCGACGGGGCGCTGCTTCGCGGTGGTCGGGAATCGGCTCGTCGAAATTTTCAGCGACAGCACGTCCATCGATCGCGGAACCATTGGCACGGTGTCCGGCATGGTCGATTTGGCGGACAACGGAACGCAGTTAATGCTCGTCGATGGAGTGAAGGGCTATCTGTTTTTCCTGAACGACAGCGCCCCGAATGTGGCGGGAGATTTCATCGAAATCACCGATCCGGATTTCCCGGCCGGCACCAATTCCCTCACCTATGCCGACGGGTACTTCATCGTCCTCAAGCCCGGGCCCGTGGGCTCCGGCCTCTTCGCCATTTCCGATTCGCTGGACGGCCGCGTGTGGGATGGCCTCGAATTCGGGAGCGCGGAGGCAAGCCCGGACAAAAACAAAGCCATCCGCGCCGTCGGCCGGCACCTGGTCACGCTCGGAACCAAGTCGAAAGAGCATTTCTACAACTCCGGCGACGTGAACTTCCCATACGACCGCGTCGAGGGCGGCTTCTTCGAGGTGGGCGCCCTGACGCGCGAATCCGCCGCGGTCCTGCGCGGCCAACTGTACTGGCTTGGATCCGCTGTCGGCGGCTCAACCTCCATCTGGCGCCTGCAAGGGATGGCGCCACAGAAGATTTCCACGGTCCCGATGGATGTCGGGCTCGACGGATGGGATGACGCGGTAGCCTATACCTACGAGCAGGAGGGCCACGCCTTCTACGTTGTGACCTCCGTCAAGAATCGCCGGACCTGGGCCTTCGACGCCACGCTCGAAACGTGGCACGAACGGCGCTTCCGGGATCCGGTGAGCGGGGAAGAGCTGGAGCATTACGCCGTCGCACACGCCTTCGCCTTCCAGAAAAACCTCATCCTCACGCGCGATTCCGGAAAAATATTCCGGTACGATCTCGAAGTGGGAACGGATGACGGGAACCCGATCACGCGCGAACGCGCGGCGCAACCCTTGCACAAGGACGGCGGATTCATCACGATTTATAGCCTCAAGCTGGAAATGGAAACGGGCGTCGGATCCGGCGATGGCCCGGGCCCGCGGCCCGTCGAAGTGGATTTCGGGAGCAACGCGGAATATCTCGCGGCCCTCCAAGCCTGGGAGCGCGCGAATACTGCACACGACCCGCAGGCCATGCTCACCACGTCAGAGGACGGGGGTTACAATTTCGGAAATGAAGATTGGAGCCCCATCGGCAAGGTGGGCCAGCGGAAGGCCGAGGTCGTGTGGACGCGGCTCGGCACCTCGGACGACTTCGTTTTGCGCGTCCGCTTCTCAAGCCCCCGGCGTGTTGCTATAATCAAGGCCGACCTCGAACTCGCGATGGAGGATTGATGCTCAAGACGCCGCCTCCCGTCGGAAGCGCCATGACCACGAAAGACGGCATGGTCTCGGAACCGTGGAGGAATTTTTTCCAGGCGGTTTACAAGGAACTGAACGGGAAGGCCCTCGGCGGCTTCCAAATGGGCGCAGCGGCGGGGCCGGACGCGGGCGATCTGATGTGGCTCGACGCCGAAACGCCTCCGGTTCTTCACAAGGTCGTGGACGTATAGGAGGGGAAAATGAATCCGCTACTGCTCTCCGCCCTGGTTTACGGCGGAACGGAAATTTTCAAGGGGCTCATGGCCTCCGGATCCGCGAGGGGAGCGGCCGGTACGCAGTCGGCATCCATCGATCGGGCCATGAACACGCTTTCCGGATCATACGAAAAGGGGAGGCAAAGCCTTCTTCCCTATCTCGAATCCGGGCGCGTCAACCTGGACGAACTGAACAAAGCCCTGCGCGGCGGGGCCTTCACGCCTGTCGTCAATATGGAAGACGATCCCGGCGTCAAGTACCGGATGGAGCGCGCGAACGAGGCATTGCAGAAGTCCACAGCGGCGCGCGGCCGGCTCATGTCCGGCGGCACCATCCGGAGCGTCGCGGAACTCAATCAAGCCCTGGCCTCCCAGGAATTCGGCGCGGCCTATGAGCGATCGGCAAGGGACAAGGACCGGGAATTCACCCGCCTTTTCTCCATGACGGAGCAGGGGCGCGGGACGGCCGACACGATGGCCCGCCTGTCGGCACAGGAAGGTATCAGCATGGCCGACCTCATAACCTCGCAGGGAGGCGTCGAAGCGGCCGGCCAAATCGGATCAACGAACGCCCTCTCCGGAATGCTTGGGCCATTGGCAAACATTGCGACATCCTACTTCGGCAGCAAGTCGGGAACGCCGACGAATCTTTCGGCGGAGCAGCTATACGTTCCGCCCGTTCCCACGGCTCCCGCCTTCGGACGGTAAGGGGGATCCATGGCCGTCGATATTCGCCTCCCGCTCGAAGCAAAAGCGGCGCCCCCCATCGACCCGTTCGCCGGGCAGAAGGGCGCTGTTGATTTGCAGAACGCCCTCAACTACGGCCGCTCCTTGGACTTGCAGGCGAAGCAAAGGCAGCAGGAGGTTGACGAAACCCGCCTCACGGAATTGGAAGACGCCGCCATCCAGGCCGCATTCGACGAGCACACGACAGGCGAAGGCGAGGACGCAAGCGTCGATGTCCACAAGGCCATGCGGCAACTGCGGCGCGTCGTCCGGCCGAAGCGGTGGTCGGAAATAATGACGGCCATAACGGAAGAGGAAAGCAAGGACATCACGCGCCGGACCAACGACTACAAGCTGCTCGACGAGGCCACGAAAAAGGCGCGCGAGACGTTCGAGAGCATCCAGGATTTGCCGGAGAATGAACAGCAGACCGCCTACTCGGTATGGAAGACGAGCATCCGCGATTTGAAAATCCCCGGGCTACAATTCTTGCCGGACGAACTCACGCCGGAGGCAAAGCGATATGTGAACGGGTGGGGCCTCGACGTGGAGGGCCGGAAAAAGAGCTTGAAGTCGCGCCTGGAAAAAGAGGCCGCGACGGCATTCAACGCCGACCCGCTTTTCTCCCCGGAACAAATCGAGAAGGCGTTCTCCGATCCCACCCTTCGGCGAAAAATGCAGGCGTCGATCGCCGGCAGCCCGACGTATCGGGAACTCCCCGTCGCGGAAAAGGTGATGAAAATACTCGATGACCGCGACCAGGACGAACTCGAACGGTACAAGGCGGAAACGATTGCCGGCCGCGCGGACAGGGCGGGGAAGCGGACGGACAGGAAAGACTTGATCAAGCTGGAACGCGATCTCGCCGACGATTACACGAAGAACGCGGAGCCGTCCATCAAAGTCGCGCGGCAAGCCCTGGTAATTTTCGACGCCATCCAGCGCAACAACCCGCTCGACGTGATCGCCGCCATCAAGGGCCACGCGCTACTCACCGATCCGGCGACCGGCGTTCGCGACGCGGAAGCGACGGACGCGGAAAAGCGCCTCGTCGGCTCTTATGTCAATCAAATCGAATCGGAAGCCAGGAAGGCCGTCGGCAAAGGCATGACGCCGGGATCACAACAGAACCTTTTAAACTCCGTCAACGGAATCCTCGACGTGCAGAAGAAAATTTGGTCCCGCGTCCGGAGCAAAATAGATTCGCAGGCCGACGGTTACGCGCGGCAATTCCCGGGGCTCGGGCTCGACAAGGCGCGCATCTTCGGCACAGGCGACGCGGACGCGAGGCTGTTCGAGCGCGGGGCTTTGGCAAAGGTCACACCGAAAGGGAAGACCATCATCCGCAACGGGAGGAAATTCGAAAAGCTGAACGACGACACGGACTATTCGCAGAAGAACTGGCGCGAGGTTCGGTAAATGCCAAGCCTTTACGGGTACAAGGAGCCGACGCAATCGGAGCCGATGCCCTGGGAGCCTGACCCCGCGGGGGGCCCGGTTCCGGATCCGGTGTCCATGGAACCGCGGATGCCACAGGCGCCCCCCGACGCGACCGCTGTCGCCCCACGGGAAGCACAGGAGCCGGACTGGCTGGCGAAGGCGTTCCCTTCCGCGACGAAGGCGATACAGGCCATGACGCGGCCGCGGATTGGCGAGAGGATGGATCCGCGCAGCGAACTGAAAAACATCAGGGCGGCGGTCTCCGGGCCTTTTGCGCCCACGAAACCGCAGGCGCCGGCCGACGCGACAGCAGCCGCGGAGCCGGGCGGCGACGCCGGGCCGGGAGCGGGGAAAAACGCCTTGAATCTCGCCCTCGGCATCCTGCAAGATGTCGGCACGATGGAGGGCCGGGCCTGGGGATCCATTTCCGAGGGACAGGAATTCGGCGATCCGGAAACGGGGTTCCTGCGCGGTGCGCGCCAGGGCGTCCAGAAGTGGGCCGACAATATGCAGACGCGGC